CTGTGACCTCTTGAACTCCTTGCCTGATCTGCACCTTGTATGCTTTGAGAAGTAAATCATGCATCTCCTTTTTTAAGATGATCCGCAATTGATGAATGCGCCTTCCTCCTACAAGCTGCCGTATGATGTCCTCGGCCTGCAGGTCTCTCATGCTGATAATCTCGGCCTTCAAGGATTCGGTGGCCGCGTTCAACATCATTTCGATGTTCGGGAGGTTTACAAGCAACTCCTCTTTCGTGAGCTCCCGGTCCGCGAATTGTAGGCCGTGTTTGTGCTCTGCCTGCTGTTGCTCCTCTTCCTCCTCGGGGATCTCCGCGTCAGGTGGAGCCTGCTGTGGCTTCGGGGGAACCGGGGGCTGTGTAGGCTCTTCTTCCTCCTGCTTCTCAGGCAGGCGCAGCTCAGTCCGGATTGCATTCTCCGTATCGAAGTCGCCCTTGATTAGGCCAGCATTGGCAAGCGTGGCAAGCACTTTCGGGTCAAGCTTGTTGATCTGCGATGCTTTCATTTTGGGGTATTCTTTCACGCTCCAATTGAAATCAACGTATTCTTTGATGCAAAAACGAGTGAATACCTCGGCGATGTAATCAGCGTAGGTCTGCAAGGACATCAAGAATACTTCGATGAAGGAAATCCCAAGTGCGCGACTCCCGGTATCCGTAGTCCCAAGGTTGATAAACATCGCAAGCATCGCCTTTGCGATCATCTCGTCGTAGTACTTGATCGAGGGCAGCGCGTCGGTTCCTTTCTCCCCTTGTCCTCCTCCCCAGATGCCGATGTCCCATCCCTCCGGTTCCATGATGTAGGCTTTCTCGTGAGCCTGGAGAGATTCGAGCATGTTCTCTGTCTCATTCCATTGCTCAGAGCCTTCAGCGATACCGTCCGGCATGTGCGCTTTCGGGATTCCTACGCCGTGCCGTTCGTGCTTGATTGCATTGATCTTTTCAAAATTGCCCTTCAGGAACCACGGTTTATAAGCAGGCCGCAATATCGCCGTTCCTTCCCAGTTATCCCCTTCGCGTTCGGAGGTAAACACGAGAAGTTTTTCGATAGGCAGCTCGTATTTTTCGCCATCTGTGTCTACCTGGACCGGCCCGATAAGACGCCGCTTGGCCTTGTCGTATTTCCACTGCTCAATAGACGTTGGCAATCGTGGGTCGAGCTTGCGAAGCTTGAACAATCCGTCTCGTGCTTCCCAACACTTCTCCAGGATGCTGAATCCGAAGGGAAGCATCAGCAGCGTATGCCGCAGCGTATCATCCCAAGTAATCGTCATTCCTTCGGTCAAGTTTTCCTGGATGATTTCGGCTATCTCGGTATTCTTTGAATCGTCGGCGGGCGACTCGATCGAGAACTCGGCTTGACGAATCGGAAGAGTAATCGCCTTTAGAACCGCCTGGACCTGTGGGTCTGACCGCCGCATTTCGTCAAACACCGCACGTCCGGGCTGTCCTTGAAGCTTGCGCAGATATTCACCGCCACCTGAGTAACCGTAGTAATCGGTATTACCAGCCACACCCACTGTTGCCGTCGCCTTTTTCAAGGTCTTTGCTTTCGGCTTCTCGGCGAGATGGACTGCGGGGCGAGGGCGTGGCTTGACTGGTACTCTCTTGGCTATCTCCAGGGAACCGATCTTGACGATTGTCTTCTTGCGTGTCCTTGCCATTAGAACCGCCTGTCTCTCAAGCCCGCTGTGACGGGTTTGGTTCGAGTCGATTTTTGTTTGCCGAGAAAGGCAATTGGTTGGTCTGCAGCCATGACCATATAGCGCATGGGATCCATGCCGTGATCGTTCTCTTTCAACGGTTCATCTTTGACAATCTCTCCGCCACCACGCCGTAGCCATGAATAAACCGATATTTCCTCTTCTGTACAAAGTGGCTTATGCGCATCGATCAATCGGGGGTCGGCTTCCACCAAAGAATCTTTAAGCAGGAAAATCCGGGGTTTTCCGTCACCCTGTATAGCGAGCCGCTCCTTTACGGCTTGGATTCCTGTAGATACTGCTTTCCGCGCTGGCACTGTCGGAATTTGAGAACCTTTTAGCATCGCCACATCTTCAGCGTCATGGTCAGCGACCGAATACTCAATCTGTTCTTTCCCCGTACATGCAATGATCTGCGGGATATGCTGAGGTACTGTCCTGTGGGTCATATAAATTTCGCGGTATCTATACAATCGACCGTCATGATCCATCGCCCACCACTGACAAACAAAAGGATTCTCATACCCAAAGTCAAAGGCACGGAATCGTCGCCAGTCTATCGGAATTTCAAAAGGATCGATCAGGTGAATCGCTGGATCATATTCTTCATAGACAACGCCCTCCGCCTGTACCCACTTCCCGTCTCTCAGTCGTTTTCCCAAGACTCCTGTGAGCTTCTTCAGTGTTTCCATGTATTCCGGGGAGTTGTTCGAATTGTCTATTGCTGAGCTAAAATAGGTGACTGCTTCCCCGCCGATAATGAGCCGTTTATTTATCCAATGTGCTGGCGCGTCTGGATTTGTACTTAGGATAACCTGATTCCATGGGGCTGCCGTCCCTCGGATTCTCGCCAGAATCTCGTTGTAATCATCCTCAACGAACTTGGCTGCCTCCTCCATCCATGCAATATCAAGGGCACCGTCCTGGCCGATTGAGCGAATCTGTTCACGCTGTTCGTCGTTTTTCATGCCGCCATAGATCAAGATAGAGCCGTTATGGTACTGAAACCGGTGATAGCTAGGGAAATGCCTGACATCTGGATCATCCCCGATAACCTTCCGGTCCATAAAAAGCACCGTGCTGTTTGTCATGCTCTCTCGGGTTTTTCGGACCATCAGGGCGCTTGTTCCTGGGTATTTCTTGCAGTAGGCGTGGATCTTCTCGGCTGCCAGGCGTGATTTCCCGCCGCCGGCGCTACCAGTCAAAAGCATTGTAAATGCCTTGGATCTCCATGGCTCAATTTGCCAGGGCAGTGGTTTAAACGGCGCTATTATCTTCATCGTCCCAATCGTCAGGAGAAACGCCAATATAGCCTTTAATATTAATTTCCCCAGTGTGCTTGATCTCCTTTTTGCGAACCCCGAGGATGTCAGCAAGCAACTCAGTTGCTCTCGTGCGTGTCGTATTGTCTTCGAAATCGCCGAGCTCTTCGTCTTTGTAATGTTTCGTAACCTTCGCATTGAGACGTGCATCGACTTCAGCAAGCAGGCGGTCATATCCGAGACCCGCCGCCTCGAGCATCGTTTCCCAGTCGATTTTTTTTTTATGCGTTTCAGCAGCCTTGCGCCTAGCGTCGCCGCAGATTCCCTGGTAACGTTAGGCTTGATGCACAGGTAGGCGTCCGTTTCTCTTTCGCCCTGGATTATTGCTCGAAAAAAGATTTTTTCGCGAGGAGTGAGTTTCTTTTCCTCAACCTTTCCAAACTTCTCAGCCAAAAATCCCCTCCCGGTTTAGAGCATAAAAAAGGCGATAGATCACTAAACGTACCTCGGGCGTCTCCATGAGACAGCGATCGAGTCGCTTAGTCAGCTATCGCCTAAAAATAGGTTATCTGACCTATAAAATATTATCGGATTTACAATACCCTGCCTTGAGCCCTGGCTTCAAGGGTCTAAAATGAATCGCCTGTAGAAGTCCTCGAGCGTCAGCCTGTTCGCTTCTCGTATGTTTCGACCACTTTCATAATCCGCGACTACGCTCCTACATATCCCCGTGGCCTCGGCTATGGCCGAGAGCGTAATTCTCCTTTTTCCTCGTGCTTTACGCTCCGGGGATGCCTCATGATACCATTTGCGGTATTTCTTTCGGCCTCCCCGATTCGGCGGGCACATATCCCCGTGCTGAAAAGGGTGTGTATCACTTATCCGTAACCAGGGGATGACACGGCCAACGGGTGTGTGGTTTACAAAATGCCGGTTCAAATAGGTCAGATTACTACAAACGGCGGTCATTTCTTGACATCCTTGATTTTAGAATAAGGGGATTGTTTCTGAATCATCATTCTTGCCCTTTTCTCCCCTGCTGCCCTTCCCGCGAAATAGCTCGCTGTTGGGATCCCCAGGAGCAGGCAGAGCAAGCAAAGCCACAGCCCGATTGTCTTCAACCAGTATTTCTTTTCTCGTTTCGTCATCTGTTCCCTCCGTGCATCCGAAATCTTTATAAGTCACGATATGCTTAACCTTCTGCCGTGTATCGATCATAAAAATGGCATTTGAGATCCACACGAGCCGATCACACCTTCCGTGATCACGGCTTGTAGGCTTCCAGTAAATACAATCCCGGCAGTGCGTCATTACTTCACCAACTTCAACGCCATGCTCTGCAGCAGCCGCGCATAGTTCACGGGATCTCTGTACATGGCACAATTCTGCTTGTATTCCACGAGTTTGCTTTTATCCAGCAAGTACACGAATGGGATGAACCGCGATTGGTCCATGTAGCCGACCTGCTGGCCGTTGACGAAGACATTGCCATTGTCGTCAATGAACTGGCCGACCTGGCCCTGGATCTCCTTGCTGGCCTTTTCGATGATCGCTACATCCGGGGTAAACCGGTATTGCCCGGAATATGTCGTGATAAGCTGCTCGAAGAGAGTCGTTAGCTCAGTCTCCCGAAACTTATCTTTCACGTAGGCAAATACCACTTTGCGGATGTTCGGATTCTGATATGGCCCGTAGTATTGCTCGACCTTTTCGATAAACTCCTCATGACGCATTGAAAATCCCCTCCAGTTCAATGTCTGCTTCTTGCTTCCCGACGTGCTCGAGCACCCGTGAAAATATGCCAGACGAATTCAACGCCGAAGGCTCGAACGGCTGCTTCCTCCAGAACTCCTCACGGCTCGATTTTTTCAGCCAAAAGAACGTCTCGAGAAGTCGCCGAAGGAAGCCTTCCGGATCATCTGGACTGCGGGCTCGGGCCTCCTTGACGAGTGAGTCGATTGCCTTGTTTTCTTTGGGATAGTTTTTGAATCGTTCGTTCGGGGTTTGTGAGAGAAACGATTCTCTCACCGCCTTCTTGAGCTGCTTATCCTGGTCATCGGTGGGATTTTCAAAAGGAATGTCATCTACGGCGGCCTTGCCGCTATATCTTATCCTATCCTCTCCTATCCTATCCTCTCCTATACTATGAGGTTTTTGGGGGGTAGGCTGTGGAGAAAACTCTGTAGCCTGTGGAGAAAACTCTGTAGCCTGTGG